TTAAAACAGCTTCTGGAACTGGTGTTTTATTAGCTCAAGGAAATAGACATGTTTTGTATTCAGATGGTACTAATGTTGGAGAACTTGTTGAATCTAGAGTATGGAGAGCAGCCACTACAACTGTAACTGTTCAAGCAGGAGCACAAATACTTGCTAATACATCAACTGCAGCATGGACATTAACTTTACCTGCGTCCCCAGTTGCTGGTGATGAAGTTTCGATTATTGATTCAAACTATAAATTTAATACTAACAATTTGACAATCAATCCCAACGGAAGTAATATAGCAAATACCTCAGGCAACTTAGTTATTGCAACTCAAGGGGCTGGATTTACTTTAGTATATTCAGGTAATGCAACAATTGGTTGGACATATAGAGATAAATAATTATGGCAAATTACGCAGAAACAAAATATAATTACGACGGAGCCTACTTAACAGGTATCCAAGGTGTGAATACTGGAATAGTTGTTCCTTGGGGTTCAGCTTCAATTCCATCTGGATTTTTATTATGTAATGGTCAATCAGTTTCAACAACTACATATGCTGCATTGTTTGCAGTCATTGGTTATACATATGGTGGATCAGGTGCTTCTTTTTTAGTTCCAGATTTAACTGATAGAACAGTTGTAGGAGTAAGTGCAGCAAATTCAAAAGCTTTAGCACAATCAATTGGTGCAAACACAGTAACTCCAACTGGAAACATTGCGGGATCAACGGGTGCTACAACTTTAGCAACAAACCAAATACCATCACATCTTCATAATCTTACAACTGGTGCACCAGCGGCTGAGTCCATGACACTTAGAGTAGCAATACCTAACGTAAATTTTTATAATAACCCAAACAGTAAAGATACTCAAAATACTGGGGGTGGACAATCTCACGATCATACATTATCTGCTAACTTTGCAGGATCAGCTACTTCTGTTCTTCAACCAGGATTAGTATTAAATTATATAATTAAAACTTAAAGGTAAATTATGCATTTAACAGTTATACCAATTGATAAACAAATTTATCTAGAGACAGCAGATACTCAGTTTCCAGAAAGACGTTGCCATATTATTGATAATGATCAACAATTTTGGGATTCCGTTGATTCAAGAATTCATGCAATACAATACCACAGTGATGGTTTAAAACAAATTGAATATAAAAATCCAAGAGAAGATGTTGTAATTACAGATATAACAACTATTCAAAAATATATTGATAGATTTAATTTAACCGAACAAATATATCAATCTCAACTTGCTTGGAACAATAATAATGTTGTAGGTGAAACTTTAGAAGAAAAGATTGCAAGAATTGGTCCTAGACCTTAATACTTTATATAAAATATCCTTCGGTTATAAACACTGTTAGTGTAGTTCTCCATACCTCTTCATCTACTAATGGAGAATGAAGTAGATTTGAATCAAATAATACTGCTCTGTTTTCTTTAAAACCTATGTGTGTATCTAAATTGTTATCTGTATAAAAACCAAGTCCATGGTTTAATTTTGTACCACCTTCTATTTGTAAATAAAGGTTCATTTTACTATTTTTATCATCAGTATGGGGTTGATACATGGTTAACTTTCTTTTATCTATCCCACATTCATGGGTTTTTACTATTTTATATTTAAATTTTTCTAAACATTTTTTTGATAAACATTCCCCTAATTCACTATCAATTAAAAAATTATACCTAAGTCCGAAGGTTGTTTCTTTTTTTTTTTCAATGGTTCCATCAAAAAATTGTGGGGTATATCTTACTTTATTAGATTTTGAAAATGCTTTTAAATCATTGAAATCTTTTTCATCTAAAAAATTATCTATAATGGTAATCATTTATAATTTATATTCTATCCAAGAAGTAGCTATATATTTTTCTCCATTTAACGGAGGATTTCCTCTATGAACATATGGAAATCCAGCTGGCCATATTACAATTCTACCTTTAACTGGTTTTACTCTTTGTGATTGATATAAAAACTCTGTTTCACCTCCTTCTTCAACTGTGTTTAAATATATTGTATATGCTAATACTCTTTTAACCATACTTCTTGTTGCACCGTGTTCAACATGCCAAATATGATAACCTTGAGTAGGTATTGTTTTTTGAATTTTAACATACTCTGTTATAATATCTTCTGCTGTGTATTTCTTAATATTGGTTTCAATGTAATAATGTCTTAATGCCATATCAAAATTGACCATTAATGATTTTAATTTATTAATATTAAATTCCTCATCAGTTAAAACTTCTGGAATACAAAATAATTGTTTATCATCTTTACTATCTTGAGTAGAGCCTTCTGATGAAAATCTTGAAAATACTTTATTGAATTTTTGGTATTTATTAAATAGTTCTATAACCTGATCACATGCTTCATCTGGAATATACCCATCATAAACACCAATAAAGTCTTTAATATTACTTTTTCTCTCTTGCATCACTTATATCCTTAATTACTTTTTTTGTTTTCCAATCAGCTTGTTCTATCAAATTTGAAACTAAACAATATCTTGTCTTAGTTTCTTCTTCTACTTTACCAACACCGTGTAGTATATTAGGTGGAAATATATAGTAATGACCTTTTTTAGGATGAATGGTCATCTTAAGTTCTGGTAATATTAATGGAGCCCCTTCTGTTAAATATAAAATTAAATGATGGTCTTTATGGTCGTGCATTTTAATACTATCTCCTTTTTTAATTTCGTTACCCCAAGAGTCAAATAATATATTTTTGTTATACCAATTTTGTTTATTAAAAAATGGATTTGAGTTTTGATGTTTTTGAACTACGTAATCTATAAATCTTGTAAATTCTGGCTTATCATTAAAAAATCCCCATGGAGTTTTACCACCATAAACATTTGTAAGTTCTGTTGTATCTAAATTTTGTGCAATCATTGTACACATGTTCATCATATCAACAACGTTATCATAAACACCATGTGATATTTGAATTGTCCTTGGATAAGTGACAACCATACTATGTGAAAAATTTTCTTCCTGTTTTATTTCATCTAAAGTTATCATTTTATAAAACTCTGTATTGTAATTCTTTTAAAACTATTTATTAATACTGGATTTACTTTATGTAGTAAAGGTGTTTTTACAATAATCAAAGAATTTCCAATGACAGGAATATATCCATTTTGTCCATTATAAGTAAACATAAACTCTCCTCCCCAGTTTTTATTCCATCTTTTATTTAAATAATAAGTAATTCCATATTCCACATGGCCGTCTTCATGCCAGTTAATACCAGAATTTTTACCCATCATATGAATTAAAAATGTAAAGCTTTCATTAAAATTTTTTATTTTTATAAACGGTTGATGTAAGAGTAATGTTTTATAAAATTTAAAATAATTTTCGCTAATCTCAACTCTTTTAGGTGTTTCTAAATTATTTAATAAAACTTCTTGCCATGATTTAGATGCATTTTCTAAATATTTAAGTTTTTTTATTTCTTTAAATATTTCATTATGCAATCTTTTATACTCATGATTGGGTAAAAAGTTTTGTATATAAAGTAATTTATCTTCTAAATTATATACTAGTTTCATGATTTTAAAAAACAATTTATAGCGTACCTAGTTCCTGACAAAATAGGTTTTGTTCCATGTATCCATATTGGTTCAGCTGGGAAAATCATAGAGTCCCCTGTTTTAAAAGTTTCAATATGTTTACCTGAAAAAAAAGTAAATTCTCCTCCTTCATAATTTTCATTTAAATTTAATGTACAAGACGCTCTTGTAGAATGATCCATATCTAAATGATCTACTATTTGTTCCCCTTCACTATATTTCAATATTCTTATATTTGATGTATTGCAAATAAACCTATCAGTGATTGCTTTTGAGATATTAATTTTTAAAAAATTAGTATAATTTAACACCATTAAAGAAATATAAAAAACTGCTAAATCAGTTGCTTCTTTTATATCATCAATTTCATAAAGCTTGGATAAATTCAAACATTTAAAATTATCCACTTTTTGATAATGTTTTTCTTCTTCAAGATATTTTAAACTACTTTCAAACGTAGCTTTATCTTTATATTTTTTAAATATATTTATAAAATACTCACATTTATCTTTTGGAACAAAATTATTTTGTCTATATATTAAATCTTTAATCTTTAAATTCATGTATATATCTTTATATTTTTATTCTCTTTATTTATACTAAATATTAATATATAAGTAAACAATATAGAAATGAAAATACTTATATTTGGGTTACCTGGATCTGGCAAAACTACATTTGCAAAGAAATTAGTTGAAGGTAAAAAAATACCACACTTTAATGCTGATGAAATTAGAAAGCTATTTGAAGATTGGGATTTTACAGAGAATGGTCGTAAACGCCAAGCAAATCGTATGATGACAATGTGTGATCTTGCAGTTAACCATGTTGTTGTAGATTTTGTTTGTCCATTTGAATCTTATAGATCTTTCTATGATATAAAGATTTGGATGAATACAATTGATAAAGGAAGATTTGAAGATACCAACAAAGTATTTGAAAAACCTAAAAAAGTAGACTTTGAGATAAAAGATTTTAATTACGATAATATAATAAAAGAGATACATGATAGACTACTCTAAACCCACAGCACAGATGCTTGGACGATGGCAACCATTTCATGATGGACATTTAGCTTTATTTAAAGAGATATTAAAAAAGACTGGTCAAGTTATTATTATGGTTAGATCAATGCCACAAACAAATAATAATCCATTTGTATTTGAAGATATAAAAAAAAGAATTGAAGAAAAATTAAAAGATTATACAAATCAATTTGATGTTGTAAAAGTTCCAAATATTACAAACATTTGTTATGGCAGAGATGTTGGTTACAAGATTGAAGAGATTGTATTACCAAAAGAAATACAAGAAATATCAGCTACTAAAATTAGAAAAGAGATGAGTATTTAAAAATATCAAAATCTTCTTCGTAATAACAATAAACTATTTTTTTCAAATCCTCATTATATAAAGATGAGTAATCCACTTTTAAAGGATTTATATTTTCATAAGGAAGTTTATATTTTAAATATTCTTCAATTTTTTCTTTTTCTTCATATTTAAATATATCTACTTCATGCTTATGTTTATCAATCCAACTATTCTGAGGAAAAAACATATAGTAATTCATCCATAAAAATCTCATATCTACCTCTAATAAAAAAAATTTAATAAATTGATTAAAATTTAAAGTTTTAAATGGAATGGTTAAATCTTCTCCTCTAAGTGTATGTATGTGTTCTGACATCTTTTTTTGTAAGAAAAAATAAATACTTGCTAAACGACTATATGGGTTTCTAACTACTGTAAATATTTTATCATATTTATAATTATTTAATTTAGCTCTAGCTATAGATTGTTGCACTGTAAAATGTCCAGCAAACATATATTCTGGATAATTATAATTATTTAACAATATGTTTCTTACGGACATTCCTGAATTTTTAGGAATATGTATATAAATATATTTCACTATATTAAAACTATATTGAGTATTATTCTCCAATACTCCGTTTCTATGTCAGGACCTTTTCCATCATGAAGAGTATTTGAATTTAACACTATAAATTGGCCTGGTTTATGTTCTATTTCATCTATAATTTTATTTTTTTTGTTTAAAATAAAAAAATTACCTCCTAATTTTTTATTCCAAACTGGAGTTAATAATCCAACTATACTAATAGCATTTTCTTGATCAAGATCTACATGTGGTTTTGTTGTTACATTTTTTTGCTTTGCCACACAGTCGACTCTAAAAATTTTATTAGGAAGTATTTTTCCTTGTTTTAAACATTCATTTTTAATTTTATCTAAAATAATATTTATTTTTCCCATCAAGTATGGGTGATAGTAATTATTAGAATCTGCTATTCTAATACCACAAAACCCAGCCGAAGTTATGGTGTCTTGCTCTTGTATACTTCCTCTACTAAGATACCACCCAGGTGTTGATATTATTTCACTATATAAAGTAAATAATTCTTGTTGGTTTAAAACATCTGATATAACTAATTTCATAAATTCTGCGTTGTATAATAGCAAAAAGGCGTATTATATGATAGCAGAATTTATATAGTATAATTTAACTAGTGTCAAAACTAATGTATAATAAGCATAAATATGCCATTAAAAAAGATAGCATTAAAATCAGGATTTAATAAACAAGCTACTGCTTCACAAGCTGAAGGAGAGTGGATTGATGGAGATAATGTTCGTTTTCGTTATGGATCTCCTGAAAAAATAGGAGGTTGGGAACAACTTACTTCTAAATTAATGGTAGGGGCGGTTAGAGCCCAATGGTCGTGGACCGATTTAACTGGTAGACGATACGCAGCTCTTGGAACTAATAAATGTCTTTATGTATATGATGGAGATGATATTTATGACATTACACCACTTGATTCAACAAGAGCATTGGCTTCTTGTACATATACTTCTATAACAGGATCAGCAACGGTTACTGTTAATAAAAACTCACATGGATTATTAGTTGGAGAGTTAATTAAATTTACAAGTGCCACGACTCCAGGAAGTCCTACAACTGGATACACATCAGCAAGTTTTACAACAAACATATTTGAAGTTGTTACTGTACCTACATTAAATACTTTTACTATTACTATGGCAACAGTTGAAACTGGAACTGGAGTAACTGGAGGAGGAACACTAGATTTAACTCCTTATTATTTTATTGGGCCTATCTCAGCAACACTAGCGTACGGATGGGGAGCTGGAACTTGGAGTTTATCTACATGGGGAACACCTAGAACTACATCTAACACAGATATTGCAGCAGCAAACTGGTCTTTGGATAATTTTGGAGAATTATTAATAGCTACAATTAAAAATGGTAAAACTTTTTCATGGAATCCAAGTGCTGGAACTGGAGTAACAGTTAGAGCTACATTAGTTCCAAATAATCCGACAGCTTCTATTTTAACAATAGTTTCTGATAGAGACAGACATTTATTACATTTAGGAACAGAAGAAACTATTGGAACACCTTCAACACAAGATCCAATGTTAATTAGATTTTCAGATCAAGAAGATATTGAAGTATATGAACCAACATCTACAAATACTGCAGGTACATTTAGATTAGATGATGGAACAACTATCGTTGGTGCTGTAAGGGCAAAAGATTATATTTTAGTTTTAACAGATACAGCGGCTTATAGTATTCAATTTGTAGGATCACCATATACATTTAGTATTAGAAAAGTAGGTTCTAACTGTGGATGTATTGGTCAACATGCTATGGCTTTCGTTAATGGAGCTGTTTGGTGGATGGGGGATTCTGGTGGATTTAATATGTACGATGGTACAGTTAAAGATGTAGATTCTTTAGTTGAAGATTTTGTGTTTACTACTAAAGGGACAGATAATTTAGGTATTAATTTTTCAGCTGGGGATATTGTTTATACTGGATTAAATACACTCTTTACAGAAATAAGTTGGTTTTATCCTAAAGCTGGATCAACACAAGTTGATAGAGTAGCTACTATTAATTATGCTGAAAATACTTGGACAACGGGTTCTTTATCTAGAACAACTTGGGAAGATTCTAAAGTATTTAAGTTTCCACACGCAACTGAATACGATGCTACTGCAATACCAAATGTTCCTACTATCAATGGTGTTAGTGCAGGGGCTTCATATTATTTTGCACAAGATAAAGGCAAAAATGAAATATTAAGATTAACAACTAATAATACAACTAGTTTAGCTGTATCTGCTTATGTTAGGTCAGGGGACTTTGATTTAGATGTAGAAGGAGATGGTGAATACTTCCTGTCAGTTAGAAGATTTATACCTGACTTTAAAAATCTAGAAGGAACAGTTGATGTAACATTATATTTAAGATCATATCCAGCGGATACAACTGTTGCTAAAGGAGAAACATATATAGGGCCATTTACAATAACTACATCTACTGATAAGGTAGACACTCGTGCTAGAGCAAGGTTAGCCAGCATTAAAATAGAAAATGACGCAATAGATGATAACTGGAGATACGGAATATTTAGAGTAGATATACAACCAGACGGAAGAGCTGGAAGTACACCACAAAGTTAATATGGCAAAAATAGATTATTTTATACCAGAACCAACAGATGAATTTTC